GGCAGCCGCTGGCAGTCGCCGCCCGCAAGATGTTTCCGCAGGACTTCGCGGCGCTCGAGCGCCGTCACGTAGTCCCACTGCGCTTTCACCAGGTCCTCGGTCACGTCGACAACGGGCCTGAGCGCCGCCAGCGCCGCTTGCGCCTGCACGGCGAGGGCGGCGAATTCAGACGATTGCTGCGACGTCAACTGGCCGCTGCGCGCCAGGGCGTCAATGCCCTCGAGCATCGTCTGGTTCAGTTCCTCGAGCTCCGCCGATCGCAAATGGTTGACGCTGCCGCCCATCGTGTTGATCGCATCGACCCACGTCGTCGCGGCTTGCAGGGCCTCGACCCCAAACACGCGATCGATCACGGCGCCGACGCCGTCCCAGTGTTTCTTGATCGCGGCGGCGGCCTCTTCATTCGCCTTCTTGATCGCGGCGGCGGCCTCTTCGCTCGCTTTCTGGGCCGCCTTGGCCGCGGCCTCTTCCTGTTTCATCACGGCGACGACGGCGGCGATCTCCGAGGCGGTCAGCTGGTAGGCGGTCGCCACCTTCTGCTGCGAGACGCCATGCTCGAGCGCGAACTTCGCGGCCTCGACGACCTGCGGGTTCAGGGTGTCGAGCACGCGCTGATGGTTCTGGGCGGCGATCAGGACTTCGTCGTTCGCTTTCTTCCAGTCCTTCAGCGCCTCCGATTCCTGCTTCGCGCCTTTCAGGCGGTCCTCGCGCCATTTGGTGTTGACGCGCACCGCTTCATCCATCGTCGTGACCAGATGGCCGGCGCGTTCACTGGCCAGCTTCAACGCGTCATCGACCGCGCCCTTGGTTTGCGCAGCGACGTCGCCAAAGCCGAGGAGCTTGGCGGTCGCGTTGCCGATCGCCTGATCGAGGTTGAACCACTCGGCGACCTGGCGCCCGAGGTTCCACGCGGCCATCGCGGTCCCGACGACCAGGCCGGCGGTGGCCACCGCCCCGAGCTGCGACGCGGTCTTGCCGGCGGCGCCGGCCAGGTCCTCGATGCCTTTGACCGCCGGCCCGATGTTGATGCCGGCGGCCGACAGCGCGCCGTCAAACTGGCGATAGGCGCTGGTGATCTGGCTGGCCGAGCTCGAGGCTTGCTTCGTCGTCGTGCTCAGCTTCTCGATCGCCGTGCTGGTGGTGGCGCTGCTCGTCTCGAAGAGGTCGAGCTGCGTCTCGGCTTTCTTGACCTCGCTCGAGAACTGCGAGAAATCCGCGGTGAAGGTCGCGGTGATCGCCATCAGCGGCGGTCCTCGGCCAGCAGGTCGTCGATCAGCACGTTATAGACGTCCTCGTCCAATTCGCTCACCCACTCATAGCGCCAGTGCATCCGCCGGGCGACGTGCAGGTCGTTCAGGACGCGACGCTGCCAGACAGGATTCTTTTTTTTTCCTGGCGCTCACGGTCGAGCGCCTCGGAATGCGCGTCGATCGCCTGCTGAATCTCCTTGAACTTCTCCTGCGAGATCGCGTTCAGCGCCTGGTCGATGACGCTCGCCGGCTCGCCGCGGATCGGCAGGTCGGTCGCCGACCAGTCGACCAGGTAGGCGGCGACCGTCGCCTGCACGATCCGGAAGGGCTTCTGCTGCATGTCGCCGGCGTCGGTCACGACGTAGCACCGCTCCAGCACGTCCTGCGACTCGCCGTGATTGAGCTGCGCCTTGACGTCGATCCACTCGCCATCGCTGAGCGGCAGCCGCACAATTCTCGGCAAGACCATCCACTGCGACATCAGGCCTCCATCGGTGCGAGCGCCGCGGTCAGGCGTTCCCCCTCGAGCGTCACGGCCTTGACCGGCCAGCACCAGCGCCCGCCCTTCCTGGGCGCCGAGAAGTAGAGCGGGCGCTGCTGCAGCTTGAACGGATCGGCGCGCTGCACGGTCGCCACCAGCGTCCACTTCCCTTGGTCGGTCTTGTGCACGGTCCAGGCCCGACAGACCGCGGCGGTGTGATAGGCCCACGACACGTGGGCTTCCCCGCCGGTCATGGTCAGTTCCTGAAACATTTACGGATGGACGCCGGCGACCCAGGCCGTGCCGTTCCAGTTCGCGTCCGAGCCGTTCCCGAGCTCGACATGCTGGCCGACCGTCCAGTTCGTCGCCGGCGAGGCGGTGATCCCGGTCATCGCGGCGAGGTTCGCGGGCGGCGTGGCGCCGGCTGGCGTGAACGATCCGGGCAGGCCGGCGGTCGCGCCGGTGGCGACAATCGTGCCGGGCACCGTCCACGAGCCGGCCGCCGCCCAGGTGCCGGTCACCTTCGGCGCTGACAGCGAACAGTCGATCGACGCGTTCATGTAGGCCAGCCCCTGCCACTTGAACCCCGGTTCCTGCAGGTTCGGCTGCAGGCTGAGCGTGCCCGGCGTGCCGGCGTCCGCGGCTTTCCAGAGCGCCAGTTCCGCCGAGTTCCAGAACCCGCCCAGGTCGCCCTTCAGATCCTTGAGGCCCGGGACATAGACGCGGTTCGTGTCGGAAAAACACGACACGTCTTCCATCTCGGTTTCCTGGTTGAGCGTCCAGGCATTCAACGAAATGATTTCGACCAGCGCCGTGCCGCCGGCCGGATCCCAGCTGACTTTGCCGTAGCGTCCGGTTTTGATCGCCATGTGCCTCTCCTGTTAGAGCAATCGGGAACCCGCCCCGAGATCGACATCGGCCTCCCCGTCGACCGATGCCCCCTCCGCTTGAATACGCTGCACGACGGCGAGGAGCGCCAGTCGCTGATGGTGGGCCGCGATCGGCCCAAAGGTCGGGCGTCCATCGGGAAATCCCTGCTTCGCAAACATCCGATTCCGATGCGCGCCGGCTTTCGTCTCCCGAACGACCGTGCCGTATTCGTACAGATGCCCATGCGGCGCCGTTTGTTTGAGGTCGACGCCGCGGACCGACGACCCGCGGGCGTTGAGAATCTTGACGCCGCGTTTCAGGTTCCCCAGCGGCCCGCGCGGATACGCGGCGACAATGTCGGCCTTCGCGGCGGTGGCACTGTCGCGCAGGATCTGATCGGCGTCCTCGAGCAGCGTCGGGCCAATGGTGCGCAGCTGCTTCTGGAAGGCGTCGAGGCCCCTCCAGCTCACGGCCTTCATGTGTCGAACACCTCGCGACACGTGAGCTGGAGCTCGACGTCGCGTTCGCCCGTGTTCACGATCGCGTCGACGTGGAACACGCGCCCCTTCAGGTGGACGCGCGTGTGGACGGTGATGCCGGGGTGATACTCGCCGGTCAGGAACGCGCCGCCGCTGCCCTCGCTGCGGACGGCGCAGTACCAAGTCGCAGGATCTAAAGGGAGATAGCCATTGCTCCCGTTTGGGATATCGAGCGTGACGAGCTGCTGCCGGTCCCCGAGCGCCATCACTTCACCGTCGGGTCCCGATAGGCGGCGAGCAGGTCGTAAATTTTCGGCCAGGGATCCGGGACGCTGCCGTCCCCGCGATCCATGTAGTAGAACGCGGTCAGCAACAAGATCGCGTGCGTGACGGCCTTCGGCGCGGTCGACGCGGTCCACGTCTCATCCGCGAAGAGATTGAGATACGACAGGATGGCTTCCTGCGCGGTGTCGAGTTTCTGCTGAATGTCGGCATCGAACGCGGTGCCGGTGAGATGGAGATGGACCTTGGCCTGGTCGACCGTCCAGAGCGGCGGCAGCGTGACGCGTGAGAACCCCGGCGGCGGCGTCATGTCTTCTCCGCCAGATCGCCGACCGTCGCGGCGACTTCTTCCTCAGTCGGCGTCGGCGGTGCGGTCGGCGCCGGCGTGGTCTTGCTGAACGGATCGGCGGCGTCCCGTTCGGCGAGGGCCGCCAGACTGAAGTTCTGCTGCTGCAGGTACGGCGTGTCGCCGCCCTCGACCGGGCCGAGGCCGAAGTACTGTGCGCGCGCTTCGTTCGGCGACATCGCGCCGGCGTGAATCGCTTCGCGTGCCGCGGCCGTCCGTGTGGGCGTGTCCATCCAGATCAGCAACGCAATGTCAAACTCAATCCCGAGGTACGAGGGGAGCTCGAGCCCGACGTCGAGGCAGTTCTGAATGCTGACCAGATGCGGCTCGAGACAATGCGCCTTGTATTGCAACTGGCTGGCTTCGGCGTTCGCATAGGGCGGCTGTTTGCTCGAGTTCAGGATGCTGATCGGCATCCCGAAACACTTCGCCACGGTTTCTTCCGTCCAGCCGAGTTGTTGAATCACCTGGGCATCGACCGCGGTGGTCGCACTCGGTTCCCACTTCATCCCGAGTTCCGCCACCAGGACTTCCCCGGCTTTCAGGTTGGCCAGGTCGGCCTTGATGCGCTGCGTGGTCGCGGGATCGAGCTTGGTCGGCGCGATCAGCACACCACCGGGGCGCCCACCTTTCGCGAAGAACGCCGTGCCGCTGTCCTGAATCAACTTCGCCTGCGCGATGGCGCCGGTCATCGCATACAGCGGCGACACGCCGACCAGCGGATGAAACAGACAATTCCACCGGTCGTGCATGATCTCAGTCGCGGCGACGACGGTCGGCGGGGCCTCGGTCGCGATCCCGGCGAGGTCATCGGCCTGGAGCTCGTAATAGACGCTGCCATCCGGCGCGACGAGCGCGTTCACCTTCGCCGGGTCGAGGACGTACAGCGCCTTGACGACGCCGCGCTCGTCGCGGTCTTTGAGGACGTACGTATTGCCGGTGAGCAACTTGCTCAGCGCCCACTGCTCAAAGAACTGCTGCGGCGTCTGATAGCGGTTCGGGCGCGCCAGGACCGGCGAGTACGCCGAATTCCGGGTCGGCGTCCAGAACCCCTGATCGTCTTGTTCGATCAGGGCCGGCGGCGCGATCTTGGCGATGTCCTGGCTGATGCGCGACACGCACCCAAACACGCTCGGATTGCTCAGCGCGCTTTCGGTCGTGACGGACTGATTCAACTGCCACGCGCCTGTAAAGGGCTCGCGCACGGTGAGCGGCAGCCACGGGCCGGCGCCCACCGGACGCGCCGACCAGAGCGCCCCGACGCGCGCGCGCAGCGTACTGAGCAGTCCCATCGGCCGTTACGGGGTCGGCTCGGTCATCCCCGCGGGCGCCGGATAATTCGCGGCGGTGAGATACGTGACGGCCCACGGGTTCGCGCGCTTCCAGTTGATGAACCGCTCCGCGCGGAGCCCGACGAGGTTGTGCTGCCAGAGCGAGACCAGCACGGTCGTCGCATCGGCCGGCGACGCGGGCGCCGAATCCATCTGCACGCTCGCCTCGCGCGACGCATCGATCGTCACGCCGCCCTCATCGGCATACAGCACCAGGGACGGCTGCACGCCGATCACCCAGCCGTTGGCCGCCGTGCTGGTGACGAAATTGATCCCGCGATAGCTGCCGCCGCCGATGCCGATGCCGGGGAATTGTGGCGACCCGTCGGAATACGTCTTGAACGACAGCGCCAACGCATTCGCCTCCGACATGATGATCGTCAAGCCACTCATCGGCACGTTGTGCGCGGTGAAGTTGTTGATGATCGTCATCAGGTCGGCGAGCGGGTTGGTGGTCGCCACGGCGGTCGGCGCACCGTTGGTGATCGAGGCCGGGCTGACGCCGGCCACCGCCGCGACGGCCGGGTTGATGAACTGATCGTCGAGGAATTGCGCGATGCCGGCGATCATGTCCTGTCGCACCAGTGCCTCGGCGCTCGGATTCGACAACCGGACCAGTTCTTCGGTCAGCACGATGATCCCGGCGGCTTTCGAGACGCCGAGTGTTTCGGAACTGAACGCCAGTTTCGTGACCGGCTTCGGCTTCGCCTCACCGACCCAGCCATAGGTCCCGCCAGCCGTCTGACTCGGCACTTTCGTGTTGAACGGCACATTGCGGAGGCCGCCGATCTTGCCGAGGATGGTCGCCGGTCGCAGCAGCTCGAGGAAGTCGGCCGAAATGTTCTGATTCACGAGCGGCCCGGCCCACGTGGCATCCGTCGTATTGCCCGCGGCGACTGCGGCCTTCAGATACAGCGCGACTTCCGGCGTCGACTCCTCCCACCGCTTGGCATACTCGGCGGCTTCGTTGAAAT